AGGGCGGCACGTCCGGCAATCCCGGTTTCCGGGCCTACAAGTCTGGCCTGACCAGCAAGCTGTGGGAAATCGAGTGCCACAACGCCACGGGCCTGCTGACGGCGCTCCAGAGCAACACGCCGACCAGCAACTTCCTGGTCATGGGCATCACGGAAAACATTTCGATCGACGGAGCGGTGACCTACACCGTGACCGCACGGGAGGGCTAATCCCGTGCCGATCACGCTGGGCAAAGACGCGACGGTGTCGGTCGGGTCGTCCGTGGTCGGCGTCCGCAACGTCACATTCAGCAGCTCGGCCAGGACGATCGACATCGAGGAATACGCGAGCCGATTCGTTTCGGTCTACCAGACCGGGCGGGACGGCTCGGTGTCGATGGAGGTCAACGACGACACGTCGTTGTCGTCGTTGTTTTTGGCGCTGAACAACGGCACCGAGGTTACCGTGTCGGGCGGTTCGGGCGGCTGGTCTTTCCCGGCGGTCATCACGTCAATCGGCGAGAACGCAGCCATCGACGGCGTGGTGACGTTTCAGATCGAGGCCAAAATGACAAGGAGCGGGCTACGGTGAAAGAGTTCCGAGACGACCAAGGCCGGCCGTGGATGGTGGCGTTGACCGTCGCCGCCGCTGATCGGGTCCGCGGGCTGGTCACGCTGGACGTGACCGAAGACGTCGACCAGCCGGACGGCAGCGTCAAGCGGCAGACCCGCCCGGTTCCGTTCGACCTGATCGACGCTGGCAGCATTGCCAGGACGCTCGAGGTGCTGCGAAACAACTACGGCAAGATCGGCGAGATCCTCTACGCGATCTGCCGGCAGCAGGCCGAGGACAAGAAGCTGACCCGCGACCAGTTTCTGGACGGGCTCCGCGGCGATTCGCTCGAGGCGGCCCAGCTCGCCCTGGAGTCGGAGCTAGTCGATTTTTTCCCGCCGGGCCTCCGCAAGATGGTCGCGCTCATGGTCGCCAGAATCCGCGAAATGGCCGACCAGGTAATGAGCCAGGCGGAGGCCGAGCTGGCAGGAACGACGGCGGCGGAACTGCTCGCACGATCTGGGACACCATCTGGGAGTGTGCCGGAATCCTCGGAATCCACCCCGGCGAGTGGACCTTCCGAAACCTCCTCACCGCACGAAACGCCCGACTTGAAATGGACTGGTGGCATACCGCCAACCTTCTCGCCCAAACCGCCAACCTCCACCGGGCGAAGCACGCGCCGAGCGTCGACCCAGCCCGCCTGAACCCGTTCACCAAGAAAAAGGCCGCCCGCCAGGCCACGCCCGAAGAGATCCAAAAGCTGCTAGGCCCTGACTGGCATGAGGTCAAAACGTCATGAGCCGAGTTAGAGGCGGGCAAGTATTCGTCGAGATCGGGGCCGATCCCCGCCGGCTGTTCAAGTCTCTTGGGGACCTGAACAAGCACATCGGCAAGATCGGCTCGCAGTTGCAGGGGCTGGGCACCCGGATGACGGCGTTCGGGGCGGCGCTGACCGCCCCGCTGGCCTTGGCGACCCGGCAGTTTGCCCAGTTCGATGACGCGATCCGTCTCACGGGAGCTGTCAGCGGTGCGGCCGGAGGAGACCTGCAAAAGCTGAACGACCGAGCCCGGGAGTTGGGCGCGACTACCTCGTTCACCGCGGTTCAGGTCGCCACGTTGATGGGCGAGCTGGGCCGGGCCGGCTTCCGGCCAGACGAGATCGAGGCCATGACCGGGGCGGTCCTGGACCTGGCCCGGGCGACCGGCACCGATGCCACGCTGGCGTCGGGCATCATGGCGGCAACGCTGCGTCAGTTTAGCCTTGGGGCTACGGACGCCACCCGGGCCGCGGACGTCTTGACAAAGACCGCCAACGCTACATTCAACACGGTCGAGGGCCTGGGCGAATCGCTGAAGTACGCCGGCCCGGTGGCCAAGTCGTTGGGCATGTCTTTGGAAGACACGGCCGCCGTCCTGGGCGTGCTGGGCAACGTCGGCATCCAAGGAAGCGAGGCGGGCACCGCCCTGCGGCGGCTGTCCGTGATTGCGGCCGGGGCTGGCAAAGAACTGGAAGCCATTTTTGGCGTCACCAACACGGACGCCGCCGGCAACCTGAAGCCGTTGGTCGACATTCTGGACGAGATCAACACCGCTACGGCCAGTATGGGCGTGGCCGAGCGGACAGCCAAGATGGCCGACGCTTTCGGCCTGTTGGGGATCACGTCGGCCAACGTGCTTTCGCAGACTGCCGGGGGCGTCCGCGGGCTGGCCGAGCAGCTGCAGAACGCCGAAGGCACCGCCGCTCGCACCGCCAAAGAAATGGACGCCGGCCTCGGCGGGGCCATGCGGATCACGATGTCGGCGATCGAGGGTACGGCCTTGGCGATCGGTGACGCGCTGGCTCCGCGACTTCAGAAGTTGATTGAGTTGATTGGAAACGCTGCTGGCAGCGTAACCGCATATGTTAAGGCGAACGCCGGGCTGGTCGTGTCCATAGCCAAAGGCGTGGCCATGTTCACAGCCGCTGGCGTTGCCGCATTGACACTAGGGACGGCCATTTCGATCTTGTCTGGCGCGTTTGCCACGCTGCTGGCGGCAACTAGCGCGATCGTTGCTCCGATCGCGGCCGCTGCAGCTGCCATGACTGGCCTGCTGTTCGCTGTCGCAGCGGCAACCGTCAAGGTCGTGGCATATGGAACCGCCAGCGTAGCTGCGGCCGCAGCCGCTACCGGTGCGTGGCTGGCCGCAAACGTCGCCATGCTTGGGATGGTCGGATTCCTCGGCCTCATTGCGGTCAACGTGCTGGGCGTCTTGGGCGGCATGAAAGAGCTTGGCCACGCAGCCACCAACGTTGCGCAAGCGGGCCGTGACGCTATGGCCGTGTTCATGGACATGGGCAAGACTGCAAACCTGACGTTCCGCGGCATCGCCGAAAGCCTGAACGCCAACAACATCGAAGGCGCCATGGCTGTTGGCATGGAGGGCTTGAAGGCAGTGTTTACGCGCGGTGCCACTGCGTTTATGAACGCCGTGGATGAATGGGGCGTCAACCTTGTGAATACGTTCGATTTCTATATCAGCCAGATCCCGTTTTTGCGGTTTCTTGGCAAGGACACCTACAGGTTTTCGGTGTTTGGTGACAGCACCGAAGGCAATAACGCCGACACGCGAGCGGATCAGCGTGGGGCCGCCATGCTTGATCGACGCCAGCAGCGTGATGACGCAGCTCGCGGAGTGTTCGACAAGTTTGATCAAGCCTTGCAAGACGCTAGGGCGACAAATCGCGATCGCTTGCAATCTCGCGACTTGGGCGGCCGGCTTGATGCGGCGAAAACCAATCAAGAGCTAATCCAGCTCGGCTTTGCGTTGACCAAACTAAAAGACTCTGGGCGAGTGGCAGCCGAGGAAATCGCAAAGCTGGAGGCCGCCTACGACAACGCGGCAGAGCGACTGTCGGCACCGACAAACGCTCCAGAGGCCCGCCCGCCAGCAGGACGCTCAAGTGGGTTCTCGCTTGGACAAATGACCGACGAGGGCCTGGCAGACAGCATGACAGGCGCAGTGTCGGACGATCCGTTGGCGACCAAGAAGAACGTGTTTGAGGAGCAGGCAACAAGCGTTTTGCGGTCGCTCGCGGACAGCTGGTCGGCAGCCGAAATCAAAGACGCGATTGGCGAGGCGCGTGCCTTGATTCAGACCAAGGCAGTTGGCAGGGGAACGGCATCGCAACTGGAGGCCGCAATCGAGGCAGCGACCAAGGTAATCGACCCGCGTGCCATTGAGGATCAAGCCCGCCAAATGTCTCCTGCCGACGTGGTCGGGACCTTCAGCGGGGCCGCGCTGGGCCAGCTGGGGTTCGGCCAGAACCTGGCCCAGAAGCAGCTCGACAAGTTGACACAGATCGAACAGAACACCCGCGACCCTATGGCCGGCCTCGTCGCCGACTGACACCATGCCTGCCTACACCTGGGTCGAAGACAACTCCAGCCGCGGGGCCACGATCCACCGGCTGGGCCGCAAGGCCACCAGCACCTACCGGAAGTCGTGGAAGATCTTCGGCAGCGACAACGACATCCTGATCCACGATGACGTCAACCAGACGCTGTGGCGTCAATACATGTTCTGGCAGTATCCGGGCCAGCCAGAAAACCGGCTCCAGGCCGAAAGCTATTCGCTCGAGTATCTGGGCGACAAGGCTTGGCAGCTCGAGGTCACCTACACGAAGGACGGGGCCGAAGACAGCGAAGAGCCGGAGCCGCTGAAGCGGTCGCGGTCGTTCGACACGGGCGGGGCCACGCAGCACATCACGCAGGCGATCCCGGTCGGGGAAGGCGAATCGCTCGATTTTGAGTTTCGGTATCCCAGCACGGCCGCCAACCAGTCGGGGGCGATCGGCGTCGACGGCGACAACGTCAACGGGGTCGACATCATCGTCCCGCAGCTGACCTGGACCGAGACCTACGACGTCCCGCATCAGTTCATCACGACCAACTACATCAAGGCCCTGTCGAAGGCGACCGGCAGCGTGAACGACGCCAACTTCCGCGGCTTCGCCGCCGGGGAGGTGCTGTTCACCGGGGCGAGCGGATCGCAGCAGTGGGACAGCGACAAGGGCGACGGCCCCTGGAACCTGTCTTATAAGTTCGTGGCGTCGGCCAACTACGGCGCTGGCAAGACCATGCCCGCGATCACCATCGGCGAGATCAGCAACATCGCCAAGGACGGCCACGACTATCTGTGGGTGCGATACGAGGATTCGGTGGCCAGCAACGCGCTGATCAAGTTGCCGAAAGCGGTGTACGTCGATCGGGTCTACCGCCGGACTGATTTCTCGCAACTCGGCATCGGGGTGGACTGATGGGCCAAGGTCGCGTCAACCCAGGCCAGAAACTCACGACGGCCTTCTCGGCCCGGGCGTGGAACCGCGCCCAGGACGCCGCCGACATCGTGCTGGGGGATCGCGGCGGGCTGGCCCAGGGGGCCGGCCTGTCCTACAGCCGGCCCGTACACGTCGTCACCGTGCGGAACAGCTCGTCGCAGGCCGTGCCGCGGTTTGGCGTCCTGTCCATCAGCGGCGTGGTCATCGACCCCAACACCTCGGAAGAGACCGAAGCCACGTTCGCCGATCGGCCTGTCCTGACGGGAGTCGCCCCGAATCCTGCGCTCTATGGCGACAAGTTTGTCGTCTGCCTGGAGCCGATCGCCAACAACGCCTTCGGGCGAGCGATCATCGGCGGGATGTTTGCTTGCAAGGTGCGGGTCAATGATGTGTCGCACGGTTACGCCATACCGCGATCGAATGATCGGACGCAGTTGCAATCAAGCAGCTGCGGGCCTGTGCTGCTGATCTGGAAGGATACGACCGACTGGTCGGCCGAGGATCGCGACGACCGCTGGGCGGTGGGGGTAATGTGATGCCTGCCGGGCACTGGTGCCGGTGCTGCGGCCTTGGGATAGCGTTCGCCAACTTCTCTGGCCCGCACGCCCACTGGAACTTTTACAGCGCCCACGTCGCCCTCGACACCGAGACAGACGAAGAAGGCTGGGTTGTTGGCACGCCAGCGCCAAACTTCCTGAAGGCGTCCGGGTATGTGGAACAGACGCCCTGGCAGGGGGCCACCGTTGGCATCACGAACCCGCTCGCGATTTCGCCAAGGCTTCTGCGATTCGCCTACAAGGTCGATCCCGACGCCGAGACGGTCACCATCCAGATGACGATGGAAATGCGGCGCACGTTCTTGGATTGGCAATGGGAACTTGAGTACGAACTGACCTACGCCGATTACGACACCCTGATCGCGGACGGCCGCCTGCGGTTGAACGACTACCAAACAAGCGCGGACCATTCCGGCAACAACGGCTTTCCGTTCGCCACGGATACGCAGGAAGGCTGGGGCGACATCGTGCTGGTGTGGCCGCGATTCGCGGCCGACTGGAGCGGCAAGCGGTTGGTGGTGACGGCCGCCACCGACACGCCCATAAAAAGCCGCACGCCCACCGCTGACACCGGATTCATTACGAACCCGATCAACCTGTCGTGGCTGGCAACGCCCCATGAGTTCGTTTTCGACGACACGACCTACGTCGAAGAGTTATCCGACGGCGTCGGCGTCCGCGAACGATGGTACGAAGATTCGCACGTCGATACGGAGTGTTACACCTACTTCACCGCTCGCCATTATTCCGTAATCGACGAGCCTGTGATTTCGCGCGGCGAGGAGTCGTGGGCCGCGATTGATAGGTATCTGTTGGAGCTGAGTTTCAGCACGGCCAGCACCTGCGGCGGATCAGCTTCCTTCCCCAACGTGCGAATGGCTTGGCAGATTAGCGGCATTTGGTGGAAGGCGTTTGAAAATGACGGCGTGGTTGTCACGACTGAACATAAAAGCCCCCTGACCGGAGGCGGCCAGCCAGTTGCCACCCCCGTGCTGTATGACGGTAACGTGTTCGGCGTTCGTCGGGCGCTTCAGGAATACGACTCCGAAGACCCCGAAGCCTCTGTTTTTCCGATTACCTACACGCTGTCGCTCCTGCCGATCGAATGACCGTCCGGTGTGAGATCGGGCCAGACCTTCGCTGCCGGCGCTGCGGCCGCGTGGCAGCAAGCCGGGCGGCCAGACGAAACTGCCGGGCCGGGCCGGGCCTCGGCGACATGGCCGCCGCCAGCCTGGCCGCCGTGGGTGTCACCAAGAAGCGGGTGGCTGCGGCCCTGGGGGTCGACGACTGCGGCTGCGACCGCCGCCGCGACCTACTGAACCGGGCCGGGTATTGGCTGGGCATCGGGACTCCACCCCCTCCGCCATCCGGCCCGACCGGCTGAAAATGCGGGCGAAAACGGCATTTGCGTTTTCGACCTCGTCCGCAAACTAGATGGCAGGAGGCCCGGATGGCCAGGCAGCGTGTTCAGCGGACCGTTTGGATCGGCGAGCAACGGTGGAAGATCCGCCGGGCCAAGCTGCGTGGCCGGTACGGCGACTGCGACTACGCCAAGCGGACGATCAGGATTCACCAGACCCTCGCCGGGGCCGAGCTGATGGACACGTTGCTGCACGAACTTATTCACGCGCGGTGGCCCGACCTCCTGGAATCGAGTGTGGAAGAGTTCGCATCGACGCTGGCCGGTGTGCTCGAGGCCGAAGGGTTTTGTCGGCCGGCAGACGCGGGGGGGCGATGACGAAGACGCGCGACATCGTGGCCGAGATCAAGGCCGACATCCCGCGGCCCAGGACCGGCCGGTGGCACGACCGGCT